CTAAAACACCATTTCCCATCTGTCCACGATCCATAAACCGTGGACATTTGAGATTTGGTGTTTTTTCATTTGTCAAGTTTGCGCTTGGCTCTCTCGATGATTCCTTTGCTTAGAGGTTCGCCTTTGTCGTCGACCAACACTTCGACCTGACTACAGTAGCAAAAGATCATATTCGGAACTATCGAGTACCACGTTGCAACTTCTTGGATCGTATACAGGTTGCCGTGTCGTGCTATATGGCTGGCACGGCTCGTGCTCTTAAGCGCCGAGAGGTGGAGTAATTTAGACTTAATGCCGAGATCGGCCTGAGCCTGTTGCGCCTCTTCACGCCTAGCTGTACGCATAGCGCCGACAACTTCAGTCTGCGCGATACGGCTTGCGTCAAACTTGCTAACTCCAATCCTTGTCTCGATGTTCTCCGCGATCTTGCGTGGACTGATACCGCTAGCCATGCCGCGCGACAAGGTTGACGCTAGATCACCAGCCATGTCGTCAGAAATCTTTTTCATCTCGTTGAACGTGCGAGCCTGGAGCAGACTAAGGCGGCGACGATAAGGAGCGCTAGTCAATAGCGAGTCTAAATGCGGACGGCTGACTGCATACGCCTCAGACTGAATAGTCAGGTTGGCCATCGTCAGCGCCGTACCTTGAACATATGCCGGGGTGATGTACCCGGACATGAACCAGTTCGTTTGTGGCGTGCCTTCGTCGATTAGCTGGCCGATCAGCATGGAAATCTCGTTATCCATGTTGGCTAGCGTGAAATCATCCAGCTCAAAGATGTATGTCTTCTGCTCAGCGTTGACAGCGTTAAGCGTCACAACCTTGTACGGGATGCGCTTTAGGATCGCCAGAACGCCTTTCTGTACGGCGTCAATGCGTCTGTCGAAGTCCTTGATAGCCTTCTGGACTCGCTTCTGCTGGCCAGTAGGATCGGTATCAGTAGAAGGAAGCACGGGCGAACCGGCCATAAATAATCCTTGCGTCATTCGTTGGGGTTGTTGTAAATTGTACGCCAAACAGGAGGATTGAAATGCTTAAAGATAGGCTGAAGAAGCAGGTTAGGGATTGGTGCGACAAGACGTATCCGAAAAAGCTTGAGGTTGAGTTCAAGCCTGAGCACCGACCACTGCTAAACCACAGATGCCACAATAACGCCGATCACATGGTGCGCTGCGGTGATGCCGTGTCGATTGCAGAGGTGGTGATGATAGACGACGATTCATGTACTCTGCATTATATCAATATGGATGATCAAGGTGGTTATTTCGACGCAACACTTGGTTATCAGTACTCAGGCAGCGATTACCGTTTGATCCGGCTTATCCATACATTCAAGGGATATCCGGGAAATCACCTTGAAGACGAGAAAGAGAGGATCTGTTTAGAGGCATTAGGCAAATGGAAGAATAAGCTAAATGACCCGCTGAACATGCTGTAAAAGAAAGGCCTCAACTAAGAGGCCTTTTTCTATTGCGCTGGAACTGCCGGATCTTCTGGCGGGGCAATGTCTGGTAGAGGATCTAGTTCTGCATCGGCCTCGTACCCGCCCGCAATGCGAATCTCGTCAACGCTGAACACTGGCTGACCACTAGCAAGCATCTGAGAATTGACCTCGCTCATGGTCTTGGCGTTCAGCAGCTTTTCGGCGTCCGTCGACTCGGTCAGCTCATCCCACATGACCTCGTAGTCTTCGCGGAACTCAATAACGCCGTGCTCCATCATCCAGTCGATAACGAGGCGAGCATTAGGGCCAACCTCATTCTCGCGGCGAGACTGTCCGAAACGGTTAAACGCCTTGACGTCCTCGTTGCTTGCCAGTGTGCCGGTCTGGCGACCAACAATGATTGTCGACGGCACTTGCATGCCGGCGCCAGTTTCTTGTAGGTTTACCTCAAACGGTGCACCAGGATCTGGAACTGCCGAGGCAATTGCGCTTACCGTGCCACCTTGAGTGATGATCGCCGAGTCAATGCCCCGGCTAACTCCTGTCACCACCTCGTTATACAACTCGCCGATCTGATCTGGCTGCATACCGTGGGCGCGGGCAAGCTGAGAAAGGTCGGTAGACGCATCGAATCCAATGTGCAGCGCGCGAGCAGCGGCCTTAATGTAAGCCTCGCCAGAGCCGCCAGTGATCTTCTCAAGAGAGATAAGCGAGTTAAGCACAGGCTCAAAGATCGACTCAGGCTCGGTAATCGAACCAAAGATAATCACGCGACTAGGATGCATCTCAACCAGTCGCGGCGAATCGCCTACAGCCTCGCTATGCTCGCGATAGGTATACATCAGAGGCTGGCCGTAAGTGGGGCTAGTCTGATTCGTGTCCCATACGGTTACTTCAAGCGATCCGCGCCATGCGGGAATGAACTTGACGATTGCCGCCGCGCTCACCTTGTCAAGTTTCTGATTCCACTGCTTTGAGTCCTTAACCTGAACGATCAGGCCAGAGTAACCGCCAACCATCTTGCGCTTATCTGTCTCCTTGATCGCACTCCAGATGGCCTTTTTCTTGAATAGTCGCTTAACGTCTTTTTCCCACGGCGTCTCTTTGCGAGTCTCGTCAAACTCATCTTCGCCTTCAATGATCCACGGCTGCGTTTGCCAGGTCTTGTCCAGAACCTGCATCAGCGCACCGTGCCCGATACCGTGACGCTTGTAGACGCGATAGAACTCGTCAAAGCATGCGTTATCTGGGAATCCGTACTCGCAGTAGGCTCGTGGGCGCTTGCGGTCGATTGATCCAGTGCTGAACGCTGCTGCCGCCTGACGTGACGCAGCAATCTGCCGTTCAGCAAGGTTATTCAGCGCCATCATCAATTCAGGTGGTGCATTGACAGTCATAAAATAGGGCCTCGTAAATTATCCCTATTTTAGCATTGACTTGATGCTGCGTTGCGGCTAAGGTTTGCGTACTTTAAATGGAGGGTTGGACGGATGAAATTGGTACAGGTATTAGCGAAAGAGTTAGCTGAATGGCCCAATGAAGGCTGGCCATCACTGGGGCAGGCATCAAATGGAGATCTTCATAGAGAGCCATTTATTGGCGGCCACATGAAACTAGGGATTTCCATTGCTGAAGACTGGGCTGAGGCAGAAGTTACCCGCGCCCAATGGCAAGCCGAGCGAGAACGTCAGAAGGGTGGCGAGTGGAAGCGGCATCGGGGTGGTAAGTGTCCTGTGGCTGATGAGGTTCAGGTGGAGGTTAAATTCCGTGATGGCGATGTAGTGCAATCTCACGCATCGGATTTCTTTAGCTGGAAACGAGGCGAGCACAATGCTAGCTTGGATATCCTGCAATACCGAATCATCAGCGAGCCACAAGCGGAGGAAGTAGAGATGGTTAGCGCAAAGACAATCGAGGCAATGGACGCAACAGATCGCGGAGAAGGTCGTATATTCAATAGCGCACAAGATCTTTATGCTGCTCTGGATATTACTTATAAAGCCAAGACAGACCAAATCGACGGCCCGATAAAGTGGCGCGACACTGTAAACGAACTAGACGCCTACATCGAGAAATTCACCCGCGAGCGTGATGCGCTGATCGATCTTCTGGCTAGCGAAGGGTTTGCATTGATTCCGCCAGTGGTTAGCGTTATGTCTGAGTTCGATGGCGCCGACATGAGCGATTGGCGGAATTGGAGGGACGGAGATATTGTTGAAGTAGTATTTGAAAATGATGCAGATCTGCCTATTGGCAAGCAGTGCGTGGTAGCAACCATTGAGAAGCCAGACTACATTTATGGCATGCCAGTATCTGTTTATGATGAGGATGCTAATGACGGTTCATTTTTCTGGCCTGAAGACATAACAGAAGAAGGAAGCCTAGTCTTCAAGTTCGTCCGCCGCCCATAACTGAATCAATCCACCAGAGCCCTCCTAACCCGAGGGCTTTCTTTTGTCCAGAATTTGGCATGTTAAACTATCGGCTATCTATTGGAGGGCTAGCCCTGTGAAAAAAACGCGTGTAAATATCCTGTCGGCGGTTAACGCTGACTCGATCAAGATTGAGCGCACGGAGGTAGCTGGCGAGAAGTACGCGGTTATCAAGAATGTGCTGTGGATGAAGGACAACATTGTGCTCAATGATGGCCTGTATTCTTCGTCCGAGAACGCAAAGGGCTATGCCTCGATGGATGGTCGCGTTATGCCTTTTGGTCATCCAGAGGTTAACGGTCAATACGTCGCTATTAGCTCGCTAGACAACGCTGATGTAGCGGTGGCACTAGGCAAGCACTATGGCGGTGTTCACGCTCAGAACGTGCGACAGGCTGGAGAAGAGTACTTTGCCGACGTGATGATCAACGAGCGCGTTGCTAAGTCCCATCCGGACGGCGAAATGCTGCTGAATTGGGTTGGCAAGGCTGAAGACTACCAAGTTAACGGCGCCGCTAAGCCGGATCCTGTGCACATGTCGACTGGACTTATGACTGCTCGTGTAAACGCCAAAGGCGAATCTCGTGGGAAGCCTTATAGCTGGATCGCGACTCAGCAATCCTACGATCACCTGGCAATCCTGTTCCACGAGCAAGGCGCTGGCGGTGACGAGGTTGCAATCGCGGTCAACTGCGAGTCGGTCATTAACTCAGTGCTTCCAACTTTCAACGAAGACGCCCTAGACGACTCATACGGCGAGAAGCTTGCCATCTTGAGCGAGGCAGTCAAGGAGCGGTTTGCGACATCGGACAGTTACGCATACGTGCAGGACTTCGATGATCGTGCGCTGGTTTATTGCACTCCAGAAGGCATGTATTCAATCGACTATCACTTCGAAGGTGATAACCCGATTCTAACTGGCGAGTCTCGTACAGTAGTAGCGGAAACGTCTTATAAGGTGAAAACCAATACGCTCATGGCTAACTTAAAGGCCATGGTACAATTGTTCAGTACCAAACCTAAACCGCCTGTACAGGCAAATGTAATCGAGGAAGTAGATATGTCACCTGATGAAATTCAGGCCATTGTAACTAAGGCGCTTGAGGCTACTAACGCTTCCGTTGCTGCTGTACAGGCCGAAAATGAAAAGCTCAAGGCCGATCTTCTGGCTGTGAATACCGCAATCGCCGCCAATGCTGAAGCCGGCCTGAAAGACAAGCGCGCCGCAGTAGCCAAAGTTCACGGCGAAGTTGTTGCAAACGCCTTGAGCGGTGAAGCTCTGGATCAAATGTTCGCTAGCGTGCAAACCGCTGCCGGCATCGTTTCGGGCGCTCCAGTTACCAACGCCAAAGACGAGTTCGAAGGCTATAGCTTGAACCAAGCTGATCAGGAGGCCAAATAATGGCTAACGTTATCT